CTGCCTGCCCCTGCCTGCCCCTGCCTGCCCCTGCCTGCCCCTGCCTGCCCCTGCCCTGCCCCTGCCTGCCCCTGCCTGCCCCTGCCCTGCCCTGCCCTGCCCTGCCCTGCCCTGCCCTGCCCTGCCCTGCCCTGCCCTGCCCTGCCCCTGCCCCTGCCTGAAATGCAATCGCCCGGCGGGGAACCAGATGGCTCCGCGCCGGGCGATGCGTCGAGCGTTCCTCTCGGCACTACTTCCTTTCTGGGGTCCAGTTGGCAAATTGCCTGCTGCGGTCAGCCTGCCCGCTCGCGGCGCACATCACGACAAGATCGCGAAGCGACGGTGCGGAGAGGAACGCGAAGCAGTGTGATTCCCAGTGGCCGGACGATCTGTTCCGCCATGCGTAGTCATGGAAGAACATCCTGCGGCGAACTAGCTCTGCTCCCGATCCGCCAGCCCGCATCACGGCCCACCTCACGCCGACGTTGCCGTCCTCTTCGTCGTACGGCAAGCCTTCGTAGTCCATTGCGCGGCGCATGTCCGGCACGAACTGAAGCGAGGCCAGCATGGCAGGCACGGTCAGCACCCCATCGATGCTGGGCCTCCACCACTTGCTCGGCAACTGGAAGCCCTTGGAAGAGCTTCGCTTTGCGGCGGAGTGTTCGTGGTGCCAGATTCCAAGCATCGTGACGTCAAGGCGAAGGCCCGCCGCCAACTCCTCGCCAAACTTCCTCCTTTCTGCGGCGGATCGCGGGGCGCGTCCGTAAGGCATGACGTTTTTCGGATCGATGTTCACGCGGGAGAATCCGCTACGGCGGAAGCGGCCTTGGGCCTTGAGAATCTCGGTCTTGATGATTGCGGCGTTCATTTGCATTCCTTTCTTGGAGTGGTTTCGGTCAACGAGCAAATCGATAGGTAACACAGCCTAGAAACGGTCCTGTCATCGGGCTGGGGCTTCGCGGCGAATCCGCGCCACGCCTCTCTTCATGAACGATACGAGGCCTTTCGCGCCGCGGACGGTCGTGTCGAGTGCGAACCACTTCTCGTCAGAGCATCGCTCGCTTGGCGTGATCATGACCATGGCATCATCTGCGCCGCGGGCGAAGGGGGGTAGCAAAGAGCAACTGACGGTCACCCCGTCCTTGAAGCGGCACTCGACTTCGTCGCGTCCTCGCGTAGTGACGGTCACCCCGTCAAAGTTGGCGGCGATGATGCGAGCAAGGTCAGCAGAAATCGTGCGAGCGGTAAACTTTGACGCGAGGGTTTCGGGGGGTGCGTTCTTCATCGTTCGGTCCCTTTCTTGGGATTGGCTTGTGGGTCACAATCGCCCACTCCCTTTATTATGCCCCATGGGGCGTATCGGGGCAAGCCCAGTAAAAGCCTAGGAAAGCCTAGGGAATGACCTAGGCAAGACCGCCCTGCGCAAAAGAAGGGAGGGGGAGCAGCAGTGCCGCCCCCCCTCCCAGATTCCTTCCTACTTACTCGCCGGCCGCAAGATCAGCGACAGTCGCAGGCGTCCCCGCAGTCGCACTCCTTGGCCGCTTCAGCTTCCCCATGGCAACTGGCCGCACTGGCCTTGAGCCCTGCCCTGGTCGCCCTGGACTCCGCTCGAGCGGCCCGAGAAGACGCGCGGCACTGGACCCGGGCCGCACGACGATGCGTTCGACTCGCGCGACCATGACATCCGCTCTCGGGCTCTTCGCCGTGGCACGAAGCGACAGCAGCTCCATGGCACGACGGCACATCGGCCTGGGCCTGGTCCTCGCCGTGGCACGACTTGCGGCCATGGCAACCAGACACCGACGTATCGGCCGGAGCGCCGGCCAGCAGCGACCCAGCCACTGCCAGCACGAAGGCCACGGCAAACACCATTCGAGAAATCATGCGATCAACCCTTTCGTGAACGTGACACCGAACACCGCACAACGCGGAAGACTACTCACGGATGCAAGCGTACCACCGTCCGCTGGAAGACTGCGCGGCACCAACGTCAGCGCGACTCATATCCAGCTTGCTGTCTCGCCGCCCGTTCTGAGGATGGAAGCAGCAGGCCTGGATCGCCGCCTCTCGCGTCGAGCCTTCGCCAACACCCTCGCGGCCACCGTTGCCGCCAAAGTGCCCGAGCCCGCCGCGAGCCGCCATGATCTCGGCGACACCCTGCGCCGAGGAGGTGTTGCCGGATGCCGCGCAGTTCGGCCCGGTGCAGGTTGCCACGCTGCCACTGCTGCGGGACCTGCGGCGAAGAGGGCCGGCCTCGGCTGTCGATGCGAGGAGCGTTGCGGCCAGTGCGAGCAAGAGGATGCGGGTCAGCATCGTGTGGTACTCCGGTAGGTCAAGGGTTCATCAACCAAAGACCAGACCGTACCAGACTCACCTATAACCCTGCAAGGCTATTTGGAGCCCTTACGCTTGGCCGGCTTCGATTTGGCCTTCTTTGCCTTTGCCTTCTTTGCCTTCTTTGCCGGCTTTCCGCGCCCCAGCGGATCGCGGACGAACGAGCATGCGGCCCGCTTGTCGATCAGGATGTCGGACCCGAAGCGAACGAACGGCAGGCGTCCCTTCTCTGCCAGGGTCCGGACGTACCGCTGGTGAACCCCCATGAGTTCAGAGGCGGCCTTGGTCGTAACGAAGTTGTCGAGATCGATGGTGTTCATGGCCCAACAATAGCCCGCTGGAGTTCAATGGTCAATTGCCGCCGGCCTTCACGCCTGCGGATTTCTGGCAACTCTTGCAGCCCGGCTTGCACTTCTGGGGAATCTTCAGGTCAGGCTTCCACTCGCCATTCTTGCACGTGCCGCCACACCCGCACTCGTCCACGGGCGCAGGCGGGGCCGGGGCCGGATCGAGCGGAGCGAATGTCGCGTAGGCCGCAGACACCGAAGCGAAAGACTTTGCCTTTGCGCGATCGATGTCGTGCGGATCAGCAGACATTGCGGCAAGCCATGCCAGCAGTGTTCGGTAGATGGTCAACGTAAGACTCCTTAACCGTGGTCGATCCACTGCGAGATGGCCGCCGACAGCCGGACAAACAGCCACCACGCCGCAAGAACCAAGATGACACCAACCGCGCTTCCGATGGCGGCAAGGCCGGCAATCCATGCAACGATTTCAAACAGGATTGGGTCCATCACCACCCCTCCGAGTGATCGACCGCAGGGAATCCATCAGGCCCAGCGCCGTGAACGAGCTGCCGCTGGCTGGCGTCTTGCTTCGGCGGGGCCTCGGCCGACATCGCGACCCACAGCCCAAGCCTCGCCACGACGCGTGTCAGCCGTGCGACGGCGCTGACCAGCGGACGATCAGGCTTTGGCGGATTGGGGTTCACGGGGCTTGCCGGCGACGAACCAAGCCACCACCCAACAATCACGGCGCATGCCATTGCGGTAACGGTGCTTCTCGGGAGACTCATCGGGATGCCTTTCACGGCGAGAGTGAGTAGGTGCCACTGGAGTGATTCATCAGCCCGAGGCGGGCCGGCTCAAGGATCGGTGCGGGCTGGAACCAATCGCGGTGGTTGACCGGCCGCCAGGAGAAGCCCCCGACAGACCCGACCGCAAACGAGTCGGTACTCTCGCCGCCGAGCATCCGGTTCACGACAGGCCGTCTGATCCAGAACGACCCTCGGGGCATATCGTCGGGCCAGCGGTTCTCCTGCGATCCGATCCACGAAGGCCCCCAAGAGTTGAGGCACAGCAGCGCGTCTTCCGGCGAGCCGTTCTTCTTGTACCTCACGGAAATCAGGCACATGCAGTGGTTCCACGTGCCGCTAGGCTCCGCGTATCCACCGGGGGAAAGGCTTGACGAGAAGCCCTGTGAGGAGCAGACGGCAATCGGGAACCCTGACTCGATGGCCGCAGCGGCCTCGTCAAAGTTCCTGATCGCTGCAACGTGCTGCGCGGGATGCGCCTTCACGAACACATCGAAGCGGCCCTTGTCTCCGGAGCCACCATTCCCAAAAGCTCCCCACTGCTTCGCTCGCTCGGCCGAGTAGGTCGTTAGGTCGTGGCCGCCGGCGTTTTCCCTGAACGCCACACCCCAATCGCGAACGAACCTCGCGCACGCCGCTCCGTACGATCCGTCGCTCCAGCCACCAACAGCAGAAGACCCGGAGCCGTCCTTCGATCTGGCCTCGACCCTCGAGCCGCCGTAGACGCTTTCAGTGGCGACCATCGGCGGAGGGTTGGCAAGACGGCCTGTCTCCCAATCCACACACATCGCTATCCAGATCGCATGCCCCCATCCCCATGAAGTGCAGTCGCCGATTCCCTGCCGCCCAACCTCCCAAGGCTTGCCGTAGAGCGCTTGGTGAGCCTTGTAGGCGCTGCGGTACAGGAAGGTGTCTTTGCCTTCCGCCTTGGCGATAGCTTCGTCGCCGGCGTTCTTGAAGAAGCCCTCGGGGCCAAACTCAGCCAGAACGTCTTTTGTTCCCTCTGGGTTCGGCTCGTATCCAAACCGAGCCTCGATCCGGTCGAGAGCGCGATTGGCGGCACGCTCCGCAAGCGTCCCGATGATCGCGAGCAGGACGACTGCTCCGACGCCGGTCCATGTCAGGGTCCTTGCTCGTTGGGTCACGATTACCTCCCGAGTGATTCACCAGCCGCCTTTGACACCGTGTCCAGAGCGCGGACCCACTTCTCGACCTCTTCGGCCGTCAGCGGCCCGCCCTTGCTGCCGATCTCCTTGTCGAGGTAGGCGGCGATGAGATCGATAGCCCGAGGCTGTCGATCCGCAAGGCTGATGCCGTGCGTGTACCCTCGCCTGGCCTTGGCTCTCAGCTCGGCCATCTGGGATCCAGTGACGAGCCTTGGGTTGGCGCTCTTGCGGTCATCGTCGATGAACCACGCCAGATCGGCCATGAGGCACTGGGTCGTGGTGGCATCCTCGGCGGCTGTCTCGCCGACCCACGCGCCGCGGAGGTCGATGTCTCTGGAGACGTCGGGGGTGGGTTGCGGTCCAGGGGTGGGCCGGACCAAATGTGTCCAGGCGACAAGCCCCCACGGCACCAGCATCATGGCAACCATGGCGGGGTGGACTGACGGTGTCCCGGAAAGGCCCGCAGGAGGCCCAGGAAGCCCCGGAAGCGGCAGGGTGTCCGAGGTGTCGCTTGGGAGCGGAGGGAGGCCTACGGGGCTGCCAGACGGCCTCTTGGCGTTTGTCCACATCATCCAAGCGACGGCGGAGGCAATCGCGATCAGGGTTCCTGAGTTCATGCTGGCACTCCCGGTTGCGGAATGTCTGGGTTGGGGATGGTCGTTCTCACGATGCGCAGGACTTGCTCAAGCGCACCGTCGGCGAGCGCCAACACGAGAATGCGGACGCCCGGCTTGGCGACGAACCAGAATGGCTGGAGGTACACCGGGACAGCAAAGCCGGCCACGCTGTCAAACAGCGTCCCGACCAGCGACAGCGCCCACTTCTTCTTGTCCTTGCCGTCGGCAGGGATGGACTCAAGGCCAGACACCGAGAGCTGTAGCAGCTCGATGACGAGCCGCCCGAGCTTCGCGAACGTCATGCCATTTTGGGCCTGAGCGATAGCGTTCGCGATGAATGCCGAGACAAGAGCGTTGAGCTGGTCGGGTGTGACGGTCATTGGGCCTTTGCTCCAACGATGAGGATTTCGTAGCTGGACGATGCGTTCGTTGCGGTGATCACAAGGGAGCTTCCCGATGCAGCGGTTGACACGCCGGTGGAGGGGAGGTTGTAGAAGGCGACAGCGCCGACGGGGAGAAGTACGGCCATCTGCCCGTAGTCCATCTCAAGCGGCCCTTCGCCGGTGTTGCGAATCCAGATAGAGTTGATGGAGACGAATCCAACCGTCGCGTCCTCGCCAAACACCACGACAGGCAGCGCCGACAGATCGAGCGTGTCGGTGCCGGCCGCTGCAACATCGCGATCCGCCTGCCAGTGGAAGTTAGACTCCCCGGCAACGATCGGATACGAGACGTTTGCGGACTCGACTGCGCTGCCGTCGGTGATGATCGAGCTCACAGAAACCGACCCGCGAAAAAGGTATGTCATTGCTCTATTCCTTTCGGCCAATGATGACGATGCTGTAACTGATGCTTCTCGTTCCCATGTTCGCGATATGAAGATACCGCGAGGCCTGAGTGACAGGCCATCCAGGCTCTCCGTTGCAAAGGCCGGCCCAAGCGCCAGGGTCGAGCCTCACCGAGTACGTGCCTGATCGGTTCGTTGGGTTTGCGCCTACGTGAAGGATGTCCCCGGACAGAGAAGACAAGTTCTCGACCGCAACCATCTCGATCACGGAAAAGGCAACGCCAACAGAAACGCCAAGGATGTCGCGAGCCGTCTCCTTGAGGTCGATGGAGTCCAATCCTCCAGCGGCAACAGTGCGCGTTGCGTGGTAAGTGGCCGCGTCGGTGTCTGCGTCGCCGATCTCGCCTGTGCTGATTTGCGAAACCGACTCGCGGCGAGTCCCGAGCGGTGCCTGCTCGATGTTGATGGCTGACAGGAGTAGCTGGAGATTGGCTTTCACGGCATCTTCTCCAACATCTTCCTGATCGCTGACACGGTGAGCCGATGATACACCGCTGCCTCGCGAATTGTCTGCATTGACACTCTATGCGTGCGGTTGCTGGTGATCCTGCCCCACGTATCAGGCAGCAGTGACCGCACGATCGAGTAGTTCATGCCCGGCGGGGCCATGATGTCGATGCGGTTCTTGGTCTTCCTGTGCCGGCACGAAACGGGGATCTGCATCAAAGCCTCACGGTGCTTGTCGTGGCGGCCGGGCCATGCGACTCAGGGCTTCCGCAAGCCTGAGCATGGCAAGATCGCTCACGGTTACGTGCTGGCGGCCAGCCTCGTTCACGGAAGCCACTGCGTCTGCCGCCTCACGAAGAAGCTCTTCGTCTTTCGCGCGGCGTTCTTCGGCGGTTGCCTTTGCAAGCTGCTGCTCCGCCTGGAGGATGAAGTCGGATGATCGCTCGATGCTCACGGTTGCTCCTTTGAGTGTGGTTTGGCGGGAGTGTAGCACGGCCAAAGCTATTCGATGGGCTGCGACCCTTCCGTGATGCCGGCCACCTCTTTCCTCGACGCCTCGATAGCGCGGCTGACAAGGATTCTGGCGGCTGTGGCGATGAAAGGCAGGCCTTTCTTGGCTGCGGCTGAACGAAGATGCTCAACAATTTCCTCGAGCCGCCGCCAGCACTCATCAGCGCCCCAGCTATCCATCAGCGCCGCGTATTCATCGCAGCCGCAAGAGCCGTCGCTGCGCACTCCCCACCACGCCAAAGACTTCTTGAGCTGGCATCCCGGGCCGCAAGCGTAGATGGCGATTCGCTCGTGAAACTCTGCCGGCGAGTACCTGCGGACAAGGTCCCAATAAGCAGCGTCAGGGATGTCAACCACGGAGCCGAGGCCAGGCTCCTCGCGAACGACGCCGCTGTACATGATGGCGGCGACGTATCCGGCCGGACGCATGTGCGTGACGGCTTTGATGGCATCGAGAAGGACGAGCATTACGGCGGGGTCCCCACGGGGGTGCAGGCATTCCACTGGGACAAACTGGTAACTAGAGTGGCGCTGAAGCTCAATTGCGTAGTCGGCGTGCTGCTGCCGCACCCGCAATTCAAGACCACTTGACCAGAGGTTCCGCCGCTAATGTATCTCCCGGCAGCCCCTGGAGGACAAATCACTCCGTTCTCGGATCCGTCGCAGGGCATGCCGTCCGGGTAGATGTAGATCCCTAGCGCGGTTGCGAAGTATGGGTTTCGGTAGCACTTCCTCCAACGCGCATCGGTCGCGTAGTTGACGCTTCGCGTGAAGCAGTAACACGATCGTCCGCCGCAACAGCAGTCCTTCGTGTTTGCAAGCCCGCCGCCTGCCGCCAGAAGCTGCCCGTTGAAAGTGATGAGCCCCATTTCACCCACCCGTATAGGTCGGGACGCACTCGGCCAAGCCAATGTCGATCGGAGTGTCTTCTTCCACGGAAACAACCCAGACCTTCTTGCGGCTAAACCTGAGCTTGCTCGACGTTACCCCGCCGCTTGTAGTGCTGACGATGGCAGCATCCCAGACCACAGACTGCTGATCCATTTCGCAGTCGATGAGGTAGTAGAGGCCGTCGTCTGCCTTGGCTATCGCAACCCACTTCCCCGACAGAACTTTTGACCTGTAGTTGTAGGCCGTGATCGTCTCGCCAGAGAACGTGAACGACTGCGACGAGCCCTTGCCCCAGTCTGCGGTTGTCGTTGACACCTTCACGGAACTGCCTGCGGCCGATGCCGAGAACCTCGCGAGTGCCAGCTTTCCAGACCCAACCCCCTCTTTCCAAAGAAGCTCAAGCTGGCCCGACGTACCGCTCGCAAACTGAGACGAGGATGCCGCCAACGCGAGCCTCGTATGCGCGGCGTCTGTCACGGAGGCAACGCACTGGACGATGCCGGCCACAGCAACCCACCCAACGCGGCCCGGCTTGATCGGCTCAAGCGTGACCGCCACAGAGTCCGTTGGCGATGCCGCAGTTGCGGTCGTGATCGCCAGCGTTGGGCTTCTCCTGAACTGCGAGTTGACGGCCTGGGTTGCGGCCGGGCCAGGCGCACCGACGATGCCAGTGATCTTTGCGGCCCCGAACATCGGCAGCAACGAAGCGCCGTTGTTCTTTGCCAAGAGCCGACAGTTCGATGCATTTGGCTGTGGAGACGAAACCGCCGTCACGGATGTCGCGCGAGCCTCTGCTCCCTCGCGAGCGTCAACCGCTGAGTTCACGTGCCTCGCAGACATCGCAGTAAAGACGTTGTCGCCCGGAGAGACTCGACCGTCTGGTGTCGGCATTAGGTTGTTCCGATCCCAAGGGTTGAGAAGTCGCCGTCTTCGGCAACGCGATCAACGTATACGTAAAGAGGCACCTTGAATCGATGGTCCGATGTGGTGTCGTCGCGGTAGACGATCCACAAGTAGTCGTGCGCTCCCTTGGTCACGAACTGAACGTCACCGACCGATTGGCTCACAAGGTTTTCGCCAGCAAGAAACTTGTACATCAGCGAGATCGGGCTGTTGCCGCGTTCGTCATCCCACTGGTGGGAGCCTGTCGCTCCCAGGAACATGACTTCGCCGGCAGCGAAGGTGCGGAAGGGCTGTAGGTTGACCTTACCCGTCATGGTTCGCAGGAGCTTGACGTAGTCCCATGTCAGCGTGAAGTTCGGCACGTCGTACGTCTCAGTCCATGAAAGCTGCCTTGCGGGAACGTCAACGCCGGCAACGTCATCGTCGCGCACGTTGATCGCCCCCTTCATGTCGGGCGCTGTTTCTCCTGGGGCGGCATATCGATTCTCTGATATCGCATTGGTGATGTGCTTCGTCGCGCCTGTCGTGTCGAAGGTTCTCTGCCGTTTCCGTACAGGCTGAGACTCAGCGTCAGTCCCTAGTGACTCAAATACCGCCGTGACCTTCCACGCATCCGCGCCGAGGTGCGCGAGTCGATAGTGATCGACAAGGAATACGTACGGCGGGATCGAGTAGAGGCGATTTGTCGTCAGGTACGTGTTTGCGTAGGCGTGCACCGCGAGATCGGACGTCGTGCCACTGACGAAGAAGTTTCGCTCGATGCTCGACTTGGCTCGCTTGCCGAGACGAAAAATCTGCGCTTCTCGACTTGGCGTCTCTTCGGTCCAAACGATGCTCATGTTCCAAACTCCGCGTTTGCGATCTTTTCCGTGGCTCTGGCGGTTCTCTCGGCTGCGTTGACCATCCTGTCGGACAGCGTGTCCGAATAGCCCATGCCGCTGATTGCGTCTGCTGCGAACGTGCCAGCGCTGCTGAACTTTGCAGACTCCTGGCCGACCGCTTCGCCTGCCCGGTCCATCTGCTCCATGGCGACCTGCTGTTTCTGCTCTTCCCTCTTGGCGGCAGCGACGGCGGCAACCTCCTCGATGCTCATGGCAGGCGCGGCCTTCGCTTCTCGCTGACGGCGAGCGGTTTCCGACAGAGCCGAGAGGCCGGCGACTGCTTCGGCTGCCTGCTTCTGGCGATCGCCAGCTCGTTGCTGCGTCCGGCTTGCTCGCTCCTTCTTGGCGTTGTCGTTGGCGGCCTTTGCGGCCTTCGCGACAGCCTCGTAGTCCATCGAGCCGTCAAAGTAGCTGCGGATGGTGTCGAGAACCCTCTTGATCGGAGCGGTGATCGCGTTCCAGTACTCGACAAGCTTGTCCACTCCACCGGTCCAGATGTCGTAGATCGAGCCCGTGAAGCTCTGCCAGAGGCTCGCAATCGTGTTGGTGCCGCCCATCAGCCCCTCGACCATCGACGCATACATATCGCCGAATGCGTTCTGCGTGCGCTCCGTGAAGTAGTCCACGTACCCCATCACCTCGATGGTGCCGCGAAGCCACGCAGCAGAGAAGCCTTGCCAGAGGATGTCCATGGCGAGCGACAGGTCGCCTGCTGCGATCGCGTCGTTGATGCCCGCCATGGCAGTGACAGCCGTGGCCTGGATGTCCGTGAACGCCGCAGTGGCCCGAGCCGCAGCCTTGTCGAACCCCTGCCCCATTTTTTCGATTCCGCCAGCCGCAGCCCTCGGAACCTCCTGGGCGCGGCTCGCGACGTAGGACAGGCCGACAGCCACAGCCCCCAACGCACCAACCACCAGAAGGATAGGGGCCGCAGCAGCCGCCCACGCAGCCGCAGAGCCCCCAGCAGCCGCCACGCTCATCGTAGCCGTGGCTACCACGTTCGCCCCGTAGGCGATGACTGCGGAGACCGTAGACCACACCCCAGCAGCGACAGCAACCATCGACCCAATCACCATCCTGCCAGAAGACACCAGCAGGCCGATCGGAGCGAGCGCCAGCTTCGCTGCCGCGGAAAGCCCCTCCAGCGAAAACGCTGTCAGCCGAATCGTGCTGCCGACCGCGATCAGCACCCCGCCGGCAGCAACAGTGCCAGCAGCCATCTTTGCCAACTGGATCACGGTTTCCGAGTTGTTGCGGGCATACATCGCGATGCCGCCAGCCGCTGCCGCCATCGTGTCCATCATCGCGCGGATGCTTGGCGTGAGCGCGTCGCCAACCTCAAGAGAGATCGCCTCGACCGCAGAGTCGAGCATGCGGAACGACCCACCCAGAGTGTTCTCCATGATGTCGGCGGCCTTCTTGGCAGCCCCCTCGCTGTTCTCCAGCGACTCGGTCAGCGTCTCCAGCGAGTCCGTTGCGCCCATCAGCGACACGATGGCGTTGCCGCCAAACGTGTCGAAGATGTCAACGAGCTTGGCGATCTTCTCGGTCGAGTCGAGATCCTTGGTCTTCTCGTTCAGGTCTTTCAGGATGTCGATGAGCGGCTTGAGCTTGCCCGTCTTGGGGTCTTTGACCTCAACACCCAAAGCCTTGAGCTTCTTCTGCTCCCCGGTCAGGCCCATGATCACTCGTCGCATGGCTGTGCCAGCCACCGACGCACCGGCACCTCGGTCAGCCAGAACGCCAAGCGTCGCGGTCAGCTCCTCGAGGGAGACTCCAGTCTCCTGGGCGATGCCGGCGGTGATAGACAGCCCCTCGCCAAGCCCCTGGACCGAGGCATTGGACGCATTCGCGCCCTTTGCCAGTACGTCGGCGACCTTGCCGGCCTGGTCCGTTGGCATCTTGAACGACCGCAAGGCCGCGACCGTGATGCTTGTGGCCTCGCCCAGGTCGAGCATCCCGGCCCGGGCCAGGAGCAGTGTTCCGTCGATGCCGGTCAACGTCTCCTTGACGGTGAACCCTCCCTGCCCGAGCGCTTGCATCCCGTCTGCGACTTCTTGAGCCGTAAAGCTCGTTGTCGCACCGAGGTCCATTGCCTTTTGCTTGAGCGCCGCGAAGTCGTTGCCGACAGCGTCCGTGACGGCAGCAACCGATGCCATCGTGTCCTGAAACTGCGATGACTTGACGAGCGCCCCGACGAACGGTGCCGATGCCGCAACCCCAAGACCAACGACGCCGACGCCGGCGTTGTTGATGCTGACCCCGACGTTTCGGATGTGCTTCCTGAGCGTGTCGAGGCCGGTGAACAGCTTCCGAGGATCAGCGCCGATCTCGACTACTGCTTGGCCTGCTCGGATTGCGGCACTGGACATTTACCACCTCCGGAAAAGATCCGCTCGACTTCCTCTGCCGTTGGCACCCTCTTCGGACGATCGAGGTATGGGTGGTAATCGAAGACCGTCTTGGCCGGCGAGCTGTTTGTCCTGTTGTTGTTGAACATCATCGCCAGGATGCTGCCGGTGTGCATCCACCGCTCTTCTAGCCAGCCGGTTCTTCTGGCGCAGAGTTCTCGGAGAGTGCAATCGTCGGGGGAGACTCCAAGGACTCCGGCACAGTCGTTGGCAAGCTCCCACCACTCTCCGAATCGGGCGGGCCTTCGGCAATTTTTGCCTCTGCCTTGAGAAACGCCGCCTCCATCGTCTCGTCTGCCTTTTTCAGCAGAGCGCTTAGGATGGGACGGCGCGACGGAGGGTAGAAGTCGAGCAGCGCCTCCTTGATCGCCGCGACAGCATTGTCGATGCCAGCGCCGAACAGACCGTCAGCAAACGACTCTTCGTTGATCGACTTCTGCTCGGCCTGGGACTTGACGAGCGGCCAGAGTGTCGGAACCAAGTTGGACACGTTTCCGGCAACCATCTCCATCAGCTTGCCGTTGCTGAAATCAGCGATGTCGAACCCAGCGCTCTCCACGACACGCTTCAGCGAGCCGCACGTAATCGATATCACCCACTCACGATTCAGACCGTCTTTGAAAGCACTCATGCCAACGCAAGCTCCAAGGAACACGACGCAGTCACAAGCCCATCGAGCGGCTCGCTTCGCGTCACGTTTGAAACGATGAACGTCCCGGACCACCCGGAACCAGAGGTGACCGCCAACTTCGCTCCGTTCATCAGCGGAGTCTGCATTCCTGCGTCTTCGACAACCGTCACCTCAGCGGAGAGAGCATACCCGACGCTGTGGGAATACGTGGCGCGACCCCCAAAGGGCTGAAACTGCACGGTCTTTGCGACTCCCGACCACGACACATCTCGCACGGTTGCCGTGGAGATGTAGGCCCCGATGGAGATCAGGCAGTCTTTTCCAAGCTCGATCACGGCAGCCTCGCTATCAGGCAGAGACTAACGAGATCGTGTACGTCACCGGCCCGTCCAGCGGCTCGCTGACGGCAATGTTTGACACCAGCAGAGCGCCGACTACGTCTCCAACGGCGAGCGTGTGCTTCAGGCACTCAATGTCGACGGTCTGGTTGAGGAACGTGGTCGCGTAGATTTCCCATCCGGCGCTTCCTCTGGCCGACACGCCGGTCGTTTCAGCCTCATCGTTGACGGTGACCTCGATGATGTCGTCGTTGGAGATGCCGGTGTAGGCGGCGACCATATCCTTGCCAAGCACGATTGCCATCTTGCGTCCTTTCGGTTGCGGGTTGTTTGGTGATTGCTAATCGGGATCACGGTCCGGTTGCAGGAGCCGTCTTTCGCTTCAGCGTCACCGCAAATGACACGATGTCGGAGAGCGGTTCCTTGCGCTGCACGTTGGTGACCCAGTACGTGCCGCTCATTCCGCTGTTGGCGTGAGTGATCGTCACCACCGTGTTGATAACCGGCGGCGAGTCAACCATCTCCACCTCGATCGACACATCCTTCATGCCGATCACGGACTTGCGTGACGTTGCGCCGCGAGCAGTCTTGTCGATCTTCTTGCCCTCAACCGACACCTTTACGTCGCGGATGTTGGTGTTGGTGAGGCCGGTGATCGTGGCGTCTTTTCCGAGCGTGTACTGTGGGGCGGCCATGGGTGGCTCCTTGGGTGAGGTGATGTTCAGGGTATCAGTTGTGGTCGAGAAAAGTCACGGCCCGCGAATCTGGTCGCGGAGTTGCTCGGGAATCTTGGAGCGGACCCGGTCCAGCCCCTTCTCCATGTAGCCTGATGGTCGAACCTTCACCACTCTGGTCATGGCGGTTGCCACGAACGAAGAAACTCTCGACATAGGCGAGATAAAGGTGCCGACGAATGCGGTCTTAAACTTCGTCCTTCCGTGGTTGTTCGGGATGCCGAGCGCCTTCTGGTACGGAATCGCTCTGCCCCTGTACCTCAGGTAAAGCCTCTGCATGATCATGCCGCCTTTCTCCTGAAGGCGAGCAAGCCAAGGAGATCCGCGAGGGCCGACAACAACTGTCTTCGATGATTCGTCCCACGCAAAGGCAAGCATGGTTTTCAGGAAGCCTTTCGGGCTTCGATGGCCCGGCCAAGTCGTGATGCGTTCGGGGTTTGGCGATCTCGTCCTGCGCTCGACAAGAGGCTTGCCGTCAAACCTTCCGATCACGACGTTCGTGGCTCGCTTCTTGCGGCCTGTCAGGAACTGCTTCTGCGAGCTGCGATACACCATCGCGCCGGCTCTTCGCAGACCCCTAGCGCGTCCCTCGCCAACCTTCTTGATGATGTGGCGACGGTCGAGGAAGAAGTCGGTCGATACCTTTATGCCTCTCGCCATCAGTACCCACCCATGGCCGTCTTGTACGTCGGGAGAATGACTGCTTCGTACCGGCCCTTCTCGTTGATGCTCGCGTCAAGCCCAAACTCGACTATCGCAGACATGAACGCAGTGCCGGTCGGCCTGAACGAAACCCACTCCTTTGATTCGATGCGGTCAAGAATCTTCTCGGTGATTGACACAGCGTTTTCGATGGCTGTTCGGTCGAGTGGCGGCACCTTGATCGTGATGAACACGGACAGCGTGTAGTCTCGCGTCTGCCCGGCTCGAGAGAGAGCGGAAGGCTGGATCATCCTCGGAGCAATGAGGATGACCGACGATCCCAGCTTCTCGCCTTGCTGATCTTCGTCGTAGCACGTGTCGATGTTGAAGCCGGCGAGCAGCAAGCTCTGCCCAACTCCTGGACACTGCTGAAGGTACAGCTTGAGTGCCTTAGCGGTATCGATGAGCTTGCTCACGATGTCTCCGGTAGATTGCCAATAGTTGCTGCCGAGCGTTTCATTCGCCCTCCAGCGGCTCAGGTGTCGGGACGGGCTGCGCCAAGAACGGCACGATCTCACGCCACTCCACGACCTCCAGTTCATTCGCGAACCGACCAGCCTCGATTCTCTTCCAAGCTTCACTCAGAAGACCTCCCGGCGCAGTCTCCGTGAGGATGTCGGCGCACAGCGCCGCCCGCCCGTCAGACAACAGGACTGGCGAAGCGATGCAGCCCCGGTACGTCTCGGACTCCTGGAATGACTTGAGTCGATCGGCCAAAGCCGCCGGCATGACGATCGCGTAATTGCGCGCGACCTCATACGGCGTTGGCGGAAGCAGGTCGAATATGGTCATCGTGCTACTGCCCATTGACTGATTGAACGGACCATCTGAGTCAGCCTGCCGTCGAGCTTGATAAGATCAACGTCTAGCCCGGCGCTATAAAACGACAACCTCGGACTTGACGCATTGTTTCCGCCAACGCTTGAAGCGTAGACGTAGAAGTTGTCGTTGTAGGGGACTTGCGACGCTAAATTGTTCACCCGGTTCAGTCCATTGACGCGAACTCGATAGCTTGCCGCCAGCGACCGACTGCATCCAAAGAACCCTACGCCGAGTCCGGTGTTGAGTTGCGTGATGTTGGTGCCGTTTTGGCTGCGGACGAACATCGCGGTCAATGTCTCTTGTCCAAAATTGCTTGCTCCAGTCTCTGTGGTGCTGAGTCCGTTGCCCATGTAGACGGTTGGGATAGATGGACTCCGTGTGTGGATCCATACGGAGTAGTGCATATTGTTCTGAGGCAAAGATCGGTGAGCCAGTCGCGTGTCTATCCTCTTTGACAAGCCCCCCAGCAACCCGGTTGTTCGGTTGTAGTCTCCGGTGACAAAGCTGTAGTTGACGGGCGGTGGCCCAACGAGGGGAACGAGCGCACCGCGAAGCGATCTTGCCCCAAGAAGGATCACAGCAGCCCGAAGGGAACTCCAGTTTTCATCAACCTTGCACCCCACCACGAAATCATTGATGGCAACGCAGACTTCGCGCTCCAGCGGCCTACCATCAGCAGCCTCGACGTTGGCGATGTAGACTTGCGCGTCAGCGTCGTAGGCCCGAGGGTTGCCGGGCATTGGAACCGGCACAGACCTACCAAGCAACCCGCGCGGCACGCTTACAGGAGAGTGGCCGGATTGAAGGATGCCCCCGTTCACAGATCCGCCCCCAACGCAGTGACTACGATGGCCTGAGCGACTGAGGTCGTGGCCCGCACGGTCCACGAAGCGTCGGGAAGCACAAGGTTGTTGTACGAGGTAGACACTCGCGTTGTCGCCACGGACGCCGAACTCGTGGCCGCAGCCACCACGATCTCGTCAAACAGGTAGTAGCTTGTGCCGTTGTGCAGAAAAATCCGCACTAGTCCTGCGGTAGATGTTGCCGCACACTTGACGACGATCTCTGCAACTCTAGTGCCAGCAGCCACGCCCGCGATGACCGTGCCGAAGTTCGTTGGTGCCGTCAACGAAGCCTCAAGCGTTGAGATTGCCACAGACGAGATGCGAGGCGTGGTTGCGAAAACAGGTTTTAAGGCCATTATCGAAAGGA